ACGTACTCATGAAGAGGATCTTCCCAATATATACGATCGATAGGGCCAACCTTCAGCAAGAAAGCGGACGCATATGTATGCTTGGGATCTCCTCGATATGTTGGAATATCATACCTATCTTCGTAGGTAGATGCAATCATCTGCAAATCTGGGATAACGTACTCTCTGTTCTGATCGGGAGTCTTCAACCATTGTTCGTGAGTCACTCCATAAGGTAGAAGCAAATTATCTGCATCAGTATGCACACTGTACCAGATGTCTTCCAGCTCGGATATCTTGTGAGTTGCTAGACGGTTGTCGATAGTGCTGAAATTCTTCTCACATGTCGGAATAAACTCTGTACCCATCCTCTTAGATCGCTGATATTGGAAGACATAATCTTCAACTACCTTGAGTGTTTCGGTTCTATTGTTACCAAAGTCCTTTATCCATGGACGATAGATGGTCATACCCATAATATCGTTATCCTTGAGGAACTTATCGATGATGCCGCGCGTACCATCGCTACCATTACAACTGATAATGATAATACCATCAGTTGCCTTGATGATAGGTGCCATATTAGTAAGACATCTTCTTACTATAGCTTCTTCATTACCCATAATCATCGATAACGCTAGGCGAACTCTACGTCCACTTGTTGACGGTTTGTCCATAGTCTGAATGATACTAGCTGTCGATAAATCTTCATTCTTAGCAACTACATTAGTTGGTGTAACCGACGTAGTTACACCTGGAGGTTTGGCCTTCCCCTTACCTTTGCCCTTATGCGCTGGTTTTCCTTTGCTCTTGGCCATGGCTATACTAATACTAGCTTTTTAATAAAGTCCCACGCTTAAGGTGGACATGGAATATTCGACGTCAATCCTATTCATTCTTATTCAATCCCACACTTCTCACTATCAAGGAGCTGTTAATTGATGTAGTCCATCTTTAATAGCTTCTAATCCGCCAACACATTCCGACATATCTGCGATAACGCCTTGCAAAGTCTTATCCATATTCCCAAATTGTGAGCATATGTCGATTAGAGTAGAAATATCTGTCTCTCTTTTGTATCTCGTAAACGTTAGTCTAGTGTAGTGCATTCTATCCACATCGGTATGTATGCCTTTCGCCGCTAGTTTGTTACCTATTTTAGCCAGTGTTTCGATGTCTCTATTCAGACTACCCAACACGGGTCCTCCATCTGGATCTGGTTCATCTGTTAGCGATCCGCGTAAGTTGTTGAATTTGTTCCACGTATCTACTAGGGTTACAATGTGAGTCTCAAATTGTTTAAGTTTCGTTATACAGTCTGGATACAGTATATTCCGAATCCTTCTGACAACTAATTCTACTTGTTCATCAATTAAGCCTCGTCCGTGATTAATGTTAGTAAGTGTAACCACCATATAACCATTATTTCCATAAGATCCGTCGATTATCGGTGTCTTGGTTGAGATGTAATGTTTAACTACTGGATTTGGTTGCCCAAATACACGTTGGATTATAACAAATCCTCCTGGTTTCTCGAATATAGTAGCTTCTATCAGACCTTCTAGGGAGGTTGTAGAGGCATGTACTAAGGATTGTAGGACATGAGGAGCGCTATGTGTCTCTACATAATCTAAACATGTTATTGACGTAACATTGGGATTTTCTCTACTAATGTCTACGTAGACATCATAACCGCTGGGAGATACTGATTTTATGAATTTGTAAGGTGGCGCATTGATACATATAACCGGAATCCAACCTGCGTCTATAATTTGATTTTCTGGAATACTACTTATTAACCGTTGGAAACCAGACGCCATGTATAATACTATAGTAACGAAGTTAATTGACGTTGCGTTTGTCTTGCATATATCACGCTTGTTTTCGGGAGGAGTCTAAGTTTTTAAAAAGGCTTTTATCGATAAATCTTGTATGTATCATATTTTGCTGAATCAGCCCGTGATAGAATAAAATAAAATGACATAAATTATTTACCCGTCTGTATCCATGATGTTATAAATATCTATACTGTTACTGCCACCATGAAGACATTATCCTGAGTTATCCGCACTACTAGCGCTCTCAGTAAATGTCTTCAAAGTCTGTCCACGATATCCGGATACTCTAGTAACATCTTCTTCTGTAAATCCAGTGTTATTGAAGGTTATGTAATAATTAAGAATACCCGCAGCAACACCCGCAGGTTTCTGCTGTAGCAACGTCTTATCGGACTCTAGAATTCGTGTTGCGACAGCGGATAAATCTGCCCATGCTTCCGGATTCAAGGCGGCTCCAATGCCTAGACTATCTGCATATGTTCGCAGAGGAGACAGTGGAGTTACTTGCACTGACACCGGCGTAAACTCACCCTTATAGGGATTGGAGAATTTGGACAACGCGCCTTGCATATCCTTGGGGTCCAATCCTATTTTAGCACCAATCTCTCTAGCATCTGGTATGATGTCCGGATTTCCTATTCTGGCGGCAACCACTCGATACGCGTAATATAATGCTGCAAAATTACGCCTGGTTATGTTGCCGGTTCTCAGCATCTTGGCCGGGAACTTAGTCAAAATGATCTCAGCTTCAGCCATTATGACATCAGGAAAATCTACATTCTCGCCATTTGGACCCGTTATCGTTACCGTCTTGCGCTTGTCGATAAGACCAGTGTCTTGCATCTTCAAACTCACTTGTGGTACTACTACATTGGTAGCTGTACCATAATCATAATAAAATTCAGACATGTTTGCGAAGTATAGTAACAACGTTTATGTTGTAAAAGTACTGATAACAAGTCTTTAAACGTCATTATTCTACAACAGTTTCCACGTTGTCATTCTGACAACAGAATTCTCATTATCGTTATTACGCATCAGATTTAGCGTCGTTATCGTGTTGCATAGTCATGGCGTATGCGTGGCCTCTAAGTCAAACTACGCCTGACTTACTCAGGTTTTTCACTAAATGCTTATATATTATACCGGAAGAATCCGGTATGCAGAAGGGTATGCGAAAGAAATTCCATTGGCAACGAGAAGCAGATGAGAAGCGGATTCGCGAATCCGCTATTAAGTTTTATGAAGAAACGGACACTCACATATACGTGCCCTACATTTTTGCTAGCAGCAAGTTGGGATATCTTCCACATGAGAATAGAGTATATATGTCAACAGTTATCAACTTTACCAAAACATTAAAACCCAAACAGCTGGAAGTAGAATGGGAGTTACGTAATTTACTATGGACTCGACGTGCAACTACGTTAATATTACCTCCAGGATGGGGTAAGACCGTCTTTGGAGTGTTCGAGACTTGTATGTTCGGACTTATTACATGCGTAATAGTTCCGGATAACATAGTATTAGCGGAACAGTGGCTCAACAAATATGCGGTATTCTCAGACGCCAAAGCGTGGATAGTAGGTACTAGCTCACCACCTGCTATAGTTAATGTTTTTATATGCATGGCTGGCCGCGTTCATCTATTGCCTAAGGAACATCGGTTAGCTGTTGGGTTACTTATAATAGATGAAGTGCATATGTTATGTACAAAGGAGCGTAGTAAATCATTGTTAATGTTCGAACCTAAGTTTATCTTAGCAGAGTCTGCCACTCCGATTAGAGAAGATGGAAAACATATCATATTAGAAGCTATGTGCGGGAAGGCGTTTGTGAGAAGGTTAAACGACAAACCGTTTACAGTGATTCAACTCTTAACTGGCTTCATGCCAACCATAGAGAAGAGTAAGCGTGGAGTAACTGACTACGACAAACGTATGCGATCCATCATTGCGTCGGACTATCTACATCAATTGGTAATTAACACTATCCTAGCTAATCCAAATGAGAAGATCCTGATATTGACAGAATGGTGCGAGTATGCCAGTACATTGGTGTCGCGTTGCAAACAAAACAATATAGATTACAGTACGTTGATGGGTCAACAAAAGTCGTATAATGATGCGCATGTGTTGATAGGAACAGTTGCTAAGATTGGTACTGGTTTCGATGAAGAAAGTAAGTGCCCAAATTATAGTGGTGTGGCTATTAGCATTCTTATTTTCTTAGTATCTACTCGTAAGATAGCTAGATTGGAACAGAATATAGGTCGCGCTTTTCGCTCTAATCTACCTAAGATTATGTACTTCTGTCATAATGATCATGTATCCAAGAACCATTGGGATATTGCAGAATCTTGGTTTAATAACTGGGGTGGATGTACTATGTACGTAAACGCATTACCAGGCGCCAGACTAGATTATGCTGCACGTGGTGCTAAAATGCTTGGTTCTGCTGGCTACGATAATGGTTCTTCCAGTAGCTCAAGTAGTTCATCGGGTAGTTCATCTGGAAGTTTTCAAAGTAATCTACCAGGAGTAGGTCAGATAACCCTTCCCACGGGTAACGACAACGACTTTGTAGAGCCACTGCCAGAACGTCTCCCGCCAAAACCCAAACGTGGTGCAGCCTCTAGCTTCGGTTCTGCATCTAGTTTCGGATCTGCTCCAAGTTCAGGCTATGGATATCCTCAACAGCAAATGGCTCCATATCAACAAGTCGCGTATCAACAGCCGACTCAGTACCAGCAAGTCCCGTATCAGCAAGTACCGTATCAACAGCCGACTTCGTATCAACAAGCTCCAGCTCCGCATCAGCAAACATATCAGCAGTATCCTCAAAGTTATCCTCAACAATCGTACCAATACTAAGTAGGTACATAACTTTTTAAAACGTAGAACACTACTATATTACACGAATAGTCATAAAGACTACAGTCTTATTGTAGTCGCTCTAAATAATGTATTGTACATACTTAAAAATAATAAATAGTATACTAATTAACATCTAAATACTGTCTAAAGGTCATTCTACTGTATATCGCTACATAGTTAAGCCAACTATCTACTCGCCCTATTTGCCCTATTCGTCTTATCTGTCTTATTTACCTTATTCGCCTTATTCGGTTGCAATGGATATGTCCAAGCTACTTCCTACTGGTTCTAGGTTATTGCATAGAAGGGATAACCACGTATCTCTCCACAAAGCACTGAGATATATCGAAAATTACCATAGCGCTGTATTGTCATATAGGTACAGTTTGGTCAATATCTGTGGCGAACGCGTTGAAGCCTTTAATGGTGCTCGCCTGAGAACTCATATTGACAATTTGGGTATAGACACACGAGTAGAGTCTATTATCGTACCTTTCCCTATCGCTGTTCTGATTGAATATCAAGATCATATCAAGAGCCACGCTGAGGAAGGTACTTTCAGAATCATACTGCAATGTATCGATGACTTGGTATCAGGTCACGATTATTGCGGTCCTGCCATTGCAGCAAAGGCCAAAATGTTGCTCGAATTCAAGGATCGCGCTGATGAGGGGTTTAACTTGTATAGTATCTGGAACCCTATCGATAGTGAAGACGGTGAAGAAGATCAAGATGAGGATGGTGAGGAAGAAGATCAAGATGAGGATGAGGAACAGGATGAACAACAGGATGAGGAACAGGATGAGGAAGAAGATCAAGATGAACAACATGATGAGGAAGAAGATCAAGATGAACAACATGATGAGGAACAGGATGGTGAGGATGAGGATGGTGAGAAAGAAGATGACGAGGATGGTGAACAAGAATGTATCCATTGCGAAGCTGAAGACGATGACTCTAGTGAAGATTGTTCAGGATGCGACGGGCGAGAAGATGAGACCGATGAAGAGGAAGATGAGATTGATGAGGAGGAAGATGAGATTGATGAGGAGAAAGAAGAAGAGGAGGACGAGGAAGACACTAGTGAGCGCGACAGTAACGAAAGCGAAGATTGTGATAGCGATTGCGACTGTAAGTGTGATGACTACATGAAATATAGTCCCCGGGAACAACCATGTTCCGAAGAACCATCTTCCGAAGAACCATCTTCCGAAGAACCATCTTCCGAACAACCATCTAGCGTTCAACAGCCAGATATTGGTGAGGGTAGTGTCGAACAAACGACCTCCACCGACTTGGATGAGAAACCTGAGAGTAGCGCAGACGAGTGCCAATCCCCGAGTAAAAGCATAGTCGAACAAATAGGAGGGTTCTTTATGATGTGAACATCTGTTCTATGATGTAAACATCTGTTTTATAATATAGAGCCTTGTTCTGTCGTATATTGGTTCATACTATGTTGACATACATATTCGAAAGTGTTGCTATTATCTAACTTATGTATAGTATATGTCGTTAACCGTGAATTGTTAATTGTTAATTGTTAAAATACACTTATATTCTTATAACCTTTACCGGCTTTTAAAAAGTAACATTATGTCCACACCAGAGGAACGTAGAGACGCTCTGTTGGAAGAACTTGGTAACATAGCTACTACAACAAGCGAAAGTATTAACATAGATCTCCTACCAGACGATATCATAGACGATGATGTTATCGACGCTATCAGCCAACTCCAAGTCACCGAAGCTTTTTATATTAATCGTAACGGTATCAATCTTATCTCATATGAAATTACAGAGGATTATATAGATGATACGCACCACGTGGAAAAGTTGGTCAAGAAACCCAACAACTTTTGGCTGTACATATGTAGAGAATTGTGGCAACAGGGTTACGTCACCAAACTACTTAACAGTTTTGGTCAGAACCTAGATCTCTCGGATTTCAACCCTAGTATTGAAGTTAGAGAGGCTATGTTTACTATTCCAATCAGATGTCTAGCGGTTACACACTTTAGCGAAGATATTAACTATCTGATATCGTTAAACACTGGTATTATCAAAGTTTTTAGTCATAGTTCTTTACTAGGTGCCAAAGTAGATGGTACCATGCTAGTCCATGGACTAGGCGAACGACAATTGAAACAAATTACGACTATGGATGTAGCAGTCAGTAAGGAAGATTATTCATTATTATGTTATCTGTTTCCCAGGATCAAAAGATGTGAGACTAAAGGAGCATAATATGAGGCACATATTGGTGCGAGACGGGCGCTGGTACGAATCTAAGTGTTAACATCAAATACTAAAGAGCAGAAGATATCATCATGTAGGAGCTCCTCCACAATCCTATTAAAAACGTTTCTAACTCTCTCCTGTCTGCCCGGTTCGATTGGATGCTTCTTTCTATCTCTTGCAATCAAGTAAGTAGTCGTGAGTCCCAACCCCAAGGGTTCCTTATATAGTCTGCGATGATATAGGCAGTTCCATATATAAACGCTAACGATTGTATGTTCGTATGTAATGGTATAAGTTAACCCAGCATGCTGTACCCATCGATTCCACATTTTCATGTATAAGCTTCCAGCTGCTATATCTTCCACATGTATTAGGCGCACTATCAGTAACTTGCAGTCTATAAGTTCGTCGGATAGCGTCGACTCATCGACCGTTGAACAAACCGTTGATTCAACTGGAGATTCAACTGGAGATTCAACTGGAGATTCAACTGGAGATTCAACTGGAGATTCAACAGTACACTCACCTTCGCCTATGATGTCTACCTCAATATCTTCCTCGTTTACATCGCTCATACTCTCATCCTCGCTATACTCATCACATGCGTCATTGTGTTCTTCATCGTTGGTTCGTATACCATCTATTTCATCCAGTTTATCTAACCAATACTTAATATAGTCCTTGTCAGACTGCGGGATCCCGGATTTCTCTTGTAGATATTCTAATATCTGCCTAGCGGACCACCTTGAATCCCTTGGAGCTATCATTCTACATATAATGATATTCCAGTCGTACGATATACTCTTAGAAAAAGTCTCTAGTTGGTGTATCTTAGGAACAAAATTGAAGTAAGCTAGCGTTAGTATCTCAACAGCTAATACACCAAGATTGTAAATATCATGATATGTATCATTTACCCAAAATTGTTCTCGATATAATTGGGGTGTTGCCCACACTTTGGTGTACCCAACAACTCCGCCCAGACTCCAATCATTGATACGTGGAACTAGTTCCGATGGTCCATCGTTTTCGTTATTTACCGGTTCAATAAATAGTAAGATGTTGTCTCCTTTAATGTCGCCGTGAATAAGACCGTATCTATGATATATGTAAACTCCGACCAATAACTTACACATTATAGACTGTCTAGTGTTGAAATCAACATCAATGTCAACGCTACCCTTAACTGGTATTCTTCCTCTATGTGTGACCAATTCGGTCTCTAATGTTCTAGATGCGTACGGCATCTCAAACTCAAGTTTGTCACAATTGAATGTTGTAATGTACATCAATTGCGGAAACGTTCCCTTAGATTTCAATCGATTCATGATTAGTACTTCCCTAATGAAGCCTTCTAACTTATTCTCGTGAAATCGCTTAATAGCGACATCTCCCCTACGGTAAACTCTAGCGAATATTCCCTGTGCTAAATATTCGTCTACAACCGGCTGTTTCTCAGTTACTAGTTCTTCATTTACCGGTTCTTCATTTACCGGTTCTTCATTTACCGGTTCTTCATCTTCCAACTTCTCCGCCTGCTTTCCTTCTTCTTTTTCCAGCCCTTCTCTCTGTTCTCCCTGATCTCCCTGATCTCCGTCAACCGACAAATCTTCCAACACGACACGCTCGGTTATAACATAGTGAACTAAGTCTGTACTATGAATATCATCGTAAAATTCATCTGACACATTGGGTGTTTCTTCATAGTCATTACTATAACGAGCGTAATCTAGCTCCAGTTCATCGGTATTCATTAATATTATATTAGCCATTTATATTGCAAGTGTATGCTCAAGATGGAGATATTACTATTGTTATATGTTGATACTGCGCTGCCGGTGCCAATGTAACTGGTTTATCTTTTTAAAAGAATATACATATATCACAATTAGCTAAGCATTATTTCTATGTACTGCTTTATTTAATACCTACCGAGTAGCAACAATCGTACGTCAGCACATTGTAAGATTCGGTCCAGAGCTTCGTAGATGTGAGATGGTTCGTAAAGTCTATCTTTATCTTCCACGTACTTGAAACAACGAACTACTCTAGCGAACTTAAGTCCCTTAGGCCCGAAGACGCCGGTGAGCAACATAATCATAACCAACGAGTAAAATCTATGATTACGTCTAGTCAGACTGTCGCGTTTGAAGAGGATTGCTAAAGCCAGTTTACCGCGGTCTCGACAGTTCACTACTTTAGTTATCTTAGAGCATAGTTCATCGAACTTGTCACGGACGTACTGCACACGATCGTCCGCTTTGTTGAGTTCCGTTCTGGCTTCCGATACTAAATTGCTCAACCGATCATTACCAATAATGTACGGATGGTATACCTCTCCAAAAAGAATAGACAAACATGTAGCTGCAGATGGTCTCTTAGTTCTATCGGGTTGCAGCAGCGCCAATACTAGTCGCTTGTTACCAGGATCGGTAATGGCCTTGTCAGTCAGCAAAGTTAGATCTTGATAATTCTTCTGTTGACCCAACCTTACACCTCCTAATATCTCTAACAGGATAATGCCAAAAGAGAACATATCATGTTCTGGACCAGGATGAATATCAATAGGTCTATGAGACGCTGCGGTTCTATCGCATTTGGAATATCTTGCCAATGAAGTAAATCCAAGATCGCCCAATACGGCTCTGACATCGTACGTTCCATTTCTGTTAAGTTCAGCCATAACTAGAACGTTAGATGGACGAAGATCAGCATGAGCCAAACCATTAGCATGAAGCTCTACCAATCCGCGTAATATATCACGAAGGATACCGCTAATCTGATCATCTGGAACGCTGTAATCCCTAAGGTATTGACGTAAACTTCCCCTATTGTATAGCTGCATAGTGAGTTCCAGCTTCCTAATGTCGTATCCGATAGCATGGACCACATATTTACATCCTTCCAGATGCTTCATGGCTGAATATTCCGCCAGTAAATGTGTTTCTTTGTCGAATTTCTTGATGGCTACACTCCCTTCCTTTCGCACCTGACCATAGGAACCTGCGCCTATAGTTCCTTTGGGTCGTTTAGCCTTCTTCTTCTTACCTGGCATCATGAATAGGAGAGAATTAAATACAGTTTTGTTTGTAATATTTTTGTTATGCGGGTTCTTTATTGTTAACAGTCTTGTTTATCATGAAGGGCATCTTTATATTACCAGCGAAGACCTTTTCAGTAGATTGTTTGGGTCCCATTGTTGTGATGGAAATTTTGAAGCGGAGTATGACCCCATATTTGGAAGAAGAATGTTGGGACATCGTACGCCAATCGCGTTCTACCTGGCGGGTAATGTGATGGGATGTATATTTAATTATATACATATCTTAGGCTTACAGATGAGATAACATATTATAGAGTAGAAATAATATATCTGCGTTCTATGTCGCAGATGATATTATGTGAACTTTATTTTTAAAAGCATGCTATGTGATCTGGGTATGCGAATATTATGTCTATGATAGTGAGTAGTATTTTATTATTTATAGCCAGGTACCCCACTAGCTACCATCTCCGAAGTACCCTAATACTCTAACGTTTTTATTATCAATATGCAACTCTGGGCTCCTAACGCACCTAAAGATGACATTCTTAGATTGTGGAATAGTCCATCTAGTTGGCAACGAGTATTTAAGCAGGAAGGTAGTACAGTATACCGACTAGCTAGTTTCGATAACTACATTGTCAAGCTGTACGAATTCAAACGAGAACACGAAGTTTTTAACAAGGCTGCCATACGTCGCGAGTATGATGTTGGATTGCTACTCAATGCTCTGAATGACCCTCAATTGGCAAAGACCTACGCGTACATTGAAACTGGTGTTGAGTCTGCAGCAATAGTAACAGAGTACATAAAGGGTCCTACTCTTTATAAATTATTATCCGAGCCCTTTCTCACTCCGGAGAAGATATGGACCGTAGTATCGCAGATTGCCTTTGCTATTCTGAGGCTACAAGATGCGATAGATTTCACACATTACGATTTGCATGGTGGTAACATCATATGTATGCCTTTATCTCATCCAGAAACAGAGACGTACAATATCAACGGTAACATATATCGTTTTACTTGTTATTATCGTCCAGTCATTATAGATTTCGGTCTAACTTATGTCAAAGGTATCAAGCCAACATGGACCAAGCAGCAACTCCTTAGGATGAGAACGCCAGGTATCCCAAATCCGTATGTAGATATATCATTCTTTGTTTCTATTTTAACGATGACTCACGTAGTACCATTAGATAATCATTGTGTTACTAAGTTATTAGAACTTGGATTAATAACTAGACACGAAACTTCAATCGGGTTGATGAATTGGTCATTTGTCAAAGATTGTCCACCGGGCATGACACTTGATGATATGTTTTGGGCGTCCAACATCAACAACAATGTAATCGTAGAAGATACTATCGACGACTTTTGTCGATTCGCCGTGTATGAATCTATCAAAAGTGGTAAAACTTTAGAGCAAATAGATACTGAAGTAGGTGTTCACTTGGACGAACCAGAGAGAATTAAATTGATTAAACGTGGATCTGTCTCTGTACCAATCGATGACTATATGCGAGATAGATACATGAAACAATTGGGAGAAAGTATGGTCCACGAGGCTGCCATTAGGTTGCTTCCTAATGTGTCACCCGCCGAACTCGTTTACATGCTCCTAGGTATGTAATATTATATGTTGTTTCTACTCTGCCCGCATTACACCGTTTAAATTTATATAAATATAATTGATAATAACTATCTCTTCATGAGTAAGAACAAAGAAAAATAATTTAAATATGCATTTTCCAACATTAACCACCACTGAACATACGTAGAAAGAAATATGTTAATGTTTTACACTTCCCTGGGGTAGAGGGGAGGTTAAAAATTTTAAAAAGCTAAGAGGGGTGAGACATGGAAATAAATTATTGTCAGGGTGCCCCCTTTGTTTACGAACGTCTATCCCCTCTTTTCACAACCCTATAACCACCCTCGAAACACGAGAAAAATGGAAACTATCACCAACACCTCCACCCCTGTAGAAGTCATCGCTGTTGCTCAGCCTCAAGTAGAAGTCGCTCCCGTAGCTGCCCCTGTTCCTATTGTAGCCACTGTTCCTGCTCCTGTTGAAGTTGTCCCTGTGCCCGCACCTGTGCCTGCACCAGTGCCTCAACCTGAACCCATTGTTGCCCCTATTGCCGCACCTGTTGTAGCAGAGCCAGTAGTTCAGGAGGTTATGGCTCCTGCCCCTACTACTGTAGTCCATGAAGTCCCTGCGGCTCCTACTACTTATGCTAGTCCTTTGGATGTTATTCCTGACTGGCTGTTGTGGGACATGTACATTGGCGCTTACACCGCCCTTGGTCAGCAGACTGTTGGCGATGCTAAGACCCTTGCTGATGTTAAGCAGTCTCTGCTTCCTTTGATTCAGAACCGCTTGTACCTCAGTCAGCAGACTCTTGAGTTGTCCTTTGCTACTGCAGTACAACCCCAGATGTACGACCCTCAGGCGCTGGAAGCCAAGTCTACTCAGCTGGCTCTCCACTTCTCGTTGAATCCTACTCAAGTAGCATGGAGCAGCTTGGCCCGTATTATTGCCTTCAATAATGCTCAGTATGGGTTCCTGCTTCCTAACCGCCGTCCCCGTCTGTTCCGCATTGGTAACAACAATAGCGCAAACAGACTGGTGGTTAGCTCTGCTACCTTTGGTGTAGACCCTATGACCGAATTCAAGGCTAACAACATCAGGCCTGAGTTGGTTGCTAAGTTCTGCGCCATGTGGAACCAAGTCCACCCTAAGAACGGAGATGTTATCCAAGTAGTAGCTGGCGATATGGAAGCTGCTCTTGGTACCTTCTTCCTGGATAATGGAGTCTTGGTTGATGCTGTGTCTTTCCCTGGTAAGATGCAACATGGTATCCCCTTCAATGCTGTTGGCGACTTCGAGATTGACCACTGGCAGCTGGTGTTGCCCAAGGATAAGTTCCTTGTCCGCTTGGATGAGAACGTTATCCCTGAGTTGAGCACTAACATGACCACTGGACAAGACCCAGAGACTCCTCAGTTTCTGCTGAGTGGACTCCTGACTGAAGGACAGAAGTATAGCTTCTTCCGCCATAAGGACTTCACTTGGGTTGTTGTTGGTAGCACTGCTGATGGTACCTTTGACTTGCTGCAGTGCTTCCAACAACAGATGTATGTTGAGCTCACCGACTTGGTTGAGAACGACAACAGACTGTTGATTGTACGCGCTGTACTACCTAAGCCTGCACCTGTTATACAACAACAGATGCAGCAGATGGGTCAGCAGATGGGTCAGTTCAACCCTATGCAGCAGATGCAGGGTATGCAGCAGCTTGGTCAGACTCATCTTATGGGTCAGCCTATGAACCAGCCTATGAACCAGTTTGTTCCCACCAATATGCCTATGGCGTCTCCTGGTATGTTGGGTACTCCCAACGAGCAGCAGTTCAATCCTATGCAACAGATGCAGGGTATGGGTCAGCAGGTACAGCAGACTGTGACTCAGCAGCCAATCTATGAGGATATCCAGATAGGCCAGCCCATGCCCCAGGCTATGCAACAAGCGCATCAACAGGCTCAGCAACAGGCTCAGCAACAGGCTCAACCCGCCCAGGCGATGCAGTCCCTTGGTCAGTTCATTCCTCCTGGTATGCAGCAGATGCCTCAGCCAGCTCAGCCAGTTGGACAGTTCATTCCTCCTGGTATGCAGCAGCAGATGCCTCAGCAGGCTCAGCAGCAGCAGTTCAACCCTCAGCAGGCTCAGCAGCAGCAGTTCAACCCTCAGCAGGCTCAGCAGAACCAAGTCCAGGACATAATCAATAATGCTATGTCTTCATTTGGTATCCAGCAGCAACCAGGTCAACCCATGAACCAGCCCATGAACCAACCTATGGGTCAGCAGCTTAACCAGTTCATCCCTCCTGGTATGCAGCAGCAGATGGCCCAGGCTATGCCTCAGCAACAGGCTCAGCAACAGCAGGCTCAGCAGCAGTTCAATCCTATGCAGCAGATGGGTCAGACTCAGCAGCAAGTCCAGCAGGCAGACCAGTTCCAGACTGGTTTACCTATTCAGGATGTGTTCGCTTCTGCCCCTGCACCTCAAACCAACCAGATGAACCAGATGAACCAGATGAACCAGATTAATCAGAACACTGGTTTCCCTCAGCAGCCTAACTTCATGCCTCAACAACAACAGATGGGTCAGCAGATGGGTCAGCAGTTCATGCCTCAGCAGCAACAACAAATGGGTCAGCAGCAGATGCAGTCTAACTTCATGCCCCAGCAGCAACAAATGGGTCAGCAGACTCAGATGCAGCAGCCCCAGATGCCCCAAGGAGGACCTGTCATCACTGATATGAACATGGTCTGGTAAAACCGATACGCAGATACCAAACACACCCACACTCCACCCTTAGTTAGTATATATTAATATAGTGTTATATAGATATAAGGTTTTTAAAAAGCTACAGCCACAGTATATACACGCGTACTTAAAACGTTGGTTACTATCCATAATTCGCTTGATATAGTTAAAGATTCAGGTTTTATAGCAAACTATACAAACTACACGTGGTATATACCATCACTGCTTAACCGGAGGCTACGCTACAACGAGAACAGTATCATCCGAAAAAGATCAACGAAATCAGACTACTATGGATCAGCAATACGAAGACGACAAGGTGCCAGATTATACCATCCATGTTGGTACCAAATACAACGTTGTCAAAGATTACAACGAAACAATCACTGAAGTATGCAATACCTTCTCTTCGGAAGTCTACGCCATCCCGTATTACGAGAATATGATGTCCCCTGCTGGTTTGGCGCCTGGAATCACCTACTCCATTCGAGCAGTGGGTTCGTTCGGTAGTGTTAAGTATGAAGTGGTAAAGCATACGACAGTCTCCAAGATTAGTGTTATCTCGTCGTGCGACACTATGGCTGCTGCACTCAGTGTTCAGGCTATCAATCCAGGTAGTCGCATTGTACCGATGGAGCAACGTAGAGACACCCGCAAACCTAGCTACTGGGATAATCTGTGGAAGGCATTCACCAACTTCTGAGATAGTAAGCAGTTCGTTATGATATGTTTTAAAAACCTCCAAAGGCGAACCGTCTGAAATCTTAATCAATTATATGGGTGTAAAATGGAAACGTATACCGACTACAGTTGGCAAAATTATGAGTTAGATGTAGTGGCTGATGAGACATCGGATATGGAGTGGATATTTGAAATCTTCAATATACCTACCAACTACATTGAAGATTTAAATCAAACGGATCAAATCGACGACCAAACAGATCAGACGGATAGTTCTCTGCTACCGCTACCAGACGAAGATGATTCTCCCCAACCCCTACTAGATAAGCAACTTCCAGATGCGCAACCTCCGGTTAAACAAGATGGCAGAAGATTACGATACACTTATTCGCAAGGGTTAAGGGACCCATGTATACATAAATCACGGAAAGCTCATTGTATGATCTGTAATCCAAAGGACTTCTGCGAGCATGATATCAAACGGTATTATTGTTTACCGTGTGGAGGTAAAGGAACGTGCGCACACAAACGTAGACGCACTACTTGTAAAGAATGTGGAGGAGGTTCAATATGCGAACATGGTAAACAACGAAGTGGATGTAGGATATGTAGAGGACCAAGACGCAGACAACCAAAGAGTTGGTACAAAATAGGAACATAATATACAGTGTTCTAAAGAACGAGATTGAATTTAAATAATATTACCACTGATTAGCAGTTAATTTTAAAACATAGAAACGAGTTGAATCAGTAGTGGTGTGCGCTTGCTTCAAATTCAATCGTATAGCACGTGTAAACAATCTACAATCATGTGTAACTATCATCAGGGAACTTCAAAGACTCCCTATGTAGGGGTTAAGGCTGAGCAAAAAGTGGGGTTGGGGAGTTACCTTGATACTGCTATTCCAGTTACCCCGCGTACTATTATCGATGTAGTATGGGGTATTGGGCACCGTGCGTTCGTATGGTGGTTTGTATTTTCTGTGGTTCTACCATGGTTTCTACCTTCCCTTCTTGTGAGCATTTTATTTGTTCTATCATGTGCCGTCTACGGTGCTAGACTTACGTTATTATATGTCGATCACCATTATATGGACCACGGAGAGTGGTACGAAATGCTGAATAGTGTTTTGGACACTATTATTGATGAAACTGAGCGTGGTAACATTCCTATTTCCAAGTCTAAGTGTTCAACTATGGTATTGGTGGTACGCATGCTTCTGTCTATCTTCGCAACTCAAGCTAAGGTGGAGGAAAAGGAAGCAGTTGTCGCAGGAGAACCAGTAGTGTGTAAACCTCAAACTTTGGTGGTCGGTAAATGCAACTGTACTCAACGTCATGACGGAGATTGTTGTCCACTCTCAATGCCAACTTTCGTCGAAGGCGAATACGAAGAGCCAGAGAAGGAAGAGGAGAACGTAAAGAAAGAGTTCAAACCTGAGGGCAACTTCCGTAGACGATGCCGCAATTGCGGAGTCCAATGGAATGAAGGCGATAATGATTATTGTCGTTGCACGTACGGAGGATTTGAGTATATGTGTAACTTTTGCAATCTGAAGGTTGATATTGGTGTTAGCCATTATTGTATTCATAGCCAGGGAGGTAGGAGTTCGATTGATGAGGAACCTGCGGTTGAAGTCGCTAGACCCGTTGAACCTGCCGTTGAACTCACCATTGAGCCAACCGTTGAACCAACCGTTGAGCCAGCCAAACCGACTGTAAAAGTTACCGGGAAAGTCGCTGGATGTCGTGTTAAGTGTAGACAGGTCTATGATGGTAAGCCAGATCCGATGTGTAAGTGTGACGTGAGGGGCTTTTTTATACTACCATTTGAGGAGAAAATGAGAAGATGCGAGATTTATCTACGTCAATTCAAGTATTTCTGGGATGATCCAACAGGACTGTTGGTAATGATTAGCCATAGAATGCGTGAAGGTTCGGTGGCATTCTGCGACCTTCCCTTAGCCATGAGGGAAGGATTTATCGGGATTTTGGACAGTTATTATCCAACATGGACATCGAATCCCATCTTCGACGAACTTAACGGAGAACATAACGGAGAACCGTCATGTGTCCAGGCTAGCGCACAACCGAAGCCCGAAGAACCAAAGGCAGTAGAACCAAAAGCAGTGGAACCGAAGTTCGATAACGTGAAGCAAGAAGAACTTACGTACACTGAGTTGTTGTCCATGAAACGCGAATATTTGACAACATTCCTCTTGGGTTACTACGGCAACGACCCGATAATGATTAAGCATGCAAGAGCTCTACGCGATCATAAGTACACACTAGATGATGTACATATTTTCTCCATAGATAGTATGTTTGAAAAGGCAAAGTTCTAACCAAAGAAGTAGTAAATTCTCGCGATCAGATTGCGTTATATTCTCATCTAATCCATCTACCGATATACATTTAAGTCTCTTATTAACTTCTGAGTTATTAATCAGGTGAAGTGTTTTTAAAAATATACTATAACGAACTGTTTAAGATTTTACTCCGAACATACTGGCATAGGATGGATTCTTTTATTAACTACGAACAACAAAGCTTGTTATTGGGTATAGAATGGCTATTTGAGGCTAATGGAATACCTATTGACTACTTTGACGAAATAAAACATCCTCAGGTTGAGCAGGTTGAGCAGGTTGATCAGATTGTACAACGCGCACAACCCATATTAGAACAACAACCAAGCGAACCAGTTGCACTACCTCAAGAACAACAACCTACAATTGAACAGGCTGCGGATGAACTACAACATCCCAAACAGTTAGCATCCAAACGTAAAACGAATGCAGGAAGACCACCTAGAGGACGCAACGCAAATAGCCGACGTTTAAAGTATCCGTGTCCACATAAAGCACGAAAAGCGAATTGTTGGATCTGCAACCCACAGGACTTCTGCCATCACCAGATCCATAAGTATTATTGTTTACCATGTGGAGGTAGGGGCACGTGTGAACATGGGCGAAAACGTACTACTTGTAGACAATGTGGAGGAGGTTCAATATGTGAACACGGTAAGCAAAGGAGCAGTTGTGTAAAATGTGGGTATGTGCGCAAACGTAGACCACATGTAAAAATTGCTGACGACAATGTCTGACTCCGCCACTCCATCACACCACCGATATAGATTTTTAAAAACCTTACTAGTTTAACTCTATATATTCATAACAGTATTTGATATGTAAGTCGCCGCTACATATTTCAATTTCTATATGATCCCCAGTATCATGAGATACCTTAGGTAGATTGATAGTTAGATCACATGCGAAATCGTAATCCACACAGGAATCCAAATCGACCATATTTAAACTTTCTATGTTATAAGTGACACCATTTATTTTAACAGTTGTACACTTACTGAATTCTTGGTGTAGTTCACCAGGTGATATATCTGAGCTGTTGTAGTTGTAATGTAATCTGACTTTAACAGTATCGAATGGATTAGGTCGACGACACCAATCGTGACACGTTGGTACGGATGTAGTCAGGAAAGTCATATGTTCGTCTTCGCTGATAAAAACATCGCATTTGAGATACATGTTGATATATGATCGATAATGTTAACTATAGGCCAATCTAGCGGTATGTCAGTTTAATAAAAATGAGTAACAAAAGTGTTGTAGAGCGAACGTGTACTTATATTTGCACTTCATACTATCGCTTCTAGTTCAGTTATATTAACATATGAATATCATGGACTCTGTCCCGGACTTCATACAACGTATTAGACCATTAGAAAATCAACAAACTCAAGCTACTACCACTAATATACCGCGTATCTTATCTAATAGACCTCCTCTTTTACTAGATAAGGTACGTGGTATGTTTATAGGCGCTTTTGTGGGAGATGCTCTTGGAGGACCAGAAGAGTTCCGACATAGTAAGACAGTATATACTGGATTTACTGACCATGGAATGTATAGACAGACTAGATTTCAAGGTATCAGACAAACATTACCTGGTCAACCAACTGATGATACTGAAATGACAATATGTCTATTACGTAACTTGTTAACAGACGCTGGAACTTATAATCAAACTAGTACTACTATCGCCTACATCAACTGGGCCAATACCGGTAGTTGGGCTATGGGAAAGAACACACGTGCTCTATTCAAAGGTATTAAGACAGATGTACCTTCTCGCGCCATGGAAACATATAGACGCAGATTACAGAAGGAAGCGTTAGATAAACCGATGAATCAAAGATCTCAATCTAATGGAGCGCTAATGAGAGCTTCTCCTCTAGCTTTACTATCTAGTAACCAACCTGCCATTACGGACGCTATGATTAGTAATCCACATCCTAACGTAATAGAGACCAACTTGATTTATGTTATTATGTTAAGATGGGCTCTACATGGCGCTAGTGGTAGAGAGATCTTCGATGGTATTAAACCTTACATAACGCAACCAGATGTAATGTTTGTATATGAACAAGTAGTCAATGGCATTGGTAGACCGTTAACGGAACAGCGTGGTTGGTGCTTACATGCGTTATATTGTGTATTTCTTGTTATAACAACCTTCCATGACTACTCGCAAGCTATGAATTGGATTATCGGAAACAATCCGGGTTCAGATACTGATACCAACGCATGTATTGCAGGCGCCGTACTAGGAGCTATACTAGGCTTTGGTACAATGTATAACGAACCTGCTACTAAGTTCAATATAGATACTGTTATTAACTGCGATGTTGCGCGTAGTCCAAGTCCCAGACCAGCTTATTTCTCTCCGTGCGACTTCAACCAGTTAACAGAAGCTGCATGGCAAATGTCATCGAACCAACCCTAACAACAACCATAACAACAGTATGTTGGTCGTAAGTATGTATACTAGTAGATAACTTTTTAAAAACATTAAACACATTACATCAATATAAAAGTCTAACATTGTAAAAAGAGTCAGTAATATAAGATGTTCACTATAGGACCGCCGGCTAAAGCGCTTGATCCGGAGTTTATCCAGTATGTGAGTAATCTCGATCAAGCATATGTAAATCAACAGCTGAGCGAAGATGCTATCCGAAAATCGGATCTTATCGACTACCACGCAGATGATAGAATAAGTACTGCAATTACTTTTCGGAACAGTAATACTCAACAACGCCTGAATATGTTACAGGAAATACTTAATAGTTTACCTAATGGTCAAGACGCGCCTACCTACCAAGTGTACGTTCCATCGCCACTTAATCATGCGTTTGTCATTGACAGGGTTCAAATAGACATCCCCGATATCGTTCCAGCGAAGAATAAATCAGATAAGTTCCGTAACCTAATACAGTTACTACAATTTTGGGCAAACAAATTTGGACATCCAGGGGAATCGCCAAGTAGCAACAGTAACCTGTCTAAATCTTTTTACGTGTACCGTATTCTAGTAACGCCTTTGTTTATTCTAGATCTATTAGCTAGAGCCCAACTACCTGCAGAACTTTACAATATTATATCGAAAACAGAGGCAGCTATAATATTTGCCCTGCTTACTGGTAAGGTAATTGAGCCGGCATATGATCCCACAGCTGACAGACAGAAGTGGAACATAATTTCAACATTGAGCGCAGATGATTTCCAAACACTTCACACACTATACTTTGTTCTTGAAGATCATCTACCAGGTTTGCTTAGACCCACTGTGTTTGGTACCTCAATCTATATCAGCGATCCTAGAATCATGGTGTTAGTTCCGTATGTTCAACTCGAATCTTATTTTGGTAATAGAGGAGCTGGGTTTTTGTCGTATCCGTGGGTGGGGAGTTTGAAAGCTAGATATCCAACGCCTGAAGCGGTGACCACAGCGATCGGATTTAATCCGGTTTACTACGCAACTAATCAGTTAGTAATACGGGTGGTGGATGTAGCAGGATATATTATTTATAAAGAATTAGGAGTACCTCGACCGCCATTAGTCTATTCTGTGCAAACACCAGAGCAGATAAATGAGATTTTTGAGGTTGCAGTATGGTATAACGATGATGAAGTTATGAGCTTCTACCTTCCTGACTTTTTAACTCGGAAAGCTGCAGGTACGAATACAATTAGAATGACCTCTCGTTCTAATATGGTACGCACTTGTGGTAATATTTACATAGAATCAGATTTCAGATGGCAACCCAAGACAGAAAAAGTGAATTGTGTGAATGGAGATAACATCAGCGTTATGTATGGTGGTAAGCGAAACGAAGATATTGAAGAAGCAACGGGTGCAGAATTGAGACAGAATCCAATTATTTGGTATGGACCTGAAACAGAGGAGGCTAAACATCGTTGTTTCCGTGCTGCCGAATTGTTGGAAATATTTCGAAATACGCTTGATGATCCTGACGGAGCTAGCTTCCCCGATCCGGATTATGTCGCTGCTGGACGTGGACGTCCCCATGTTATTGACCCATTAACTGGTAGACGTTTGTTGCGAACATTCAATTTTGAACAGATGAATATACTTATAGATTCTTTCGGTCGTTACATGTTCAGACACGGACGTGTATATAATGACGAACCTACTCTAATTTCCCAGATTTACGATGTTGTATCTAGAATCCTTCTTTTGCGTTTCCCCAACGAAATGAGGTTAAACGTTAGAGATAATATCGTTAGTATAAACGAGATACGTGAAACCATGGACTTACATCCAGAATGGAAGAATGACGTTTTAATATTCTTCGGTTGGCTATTTATGTTCAGCATGTGGATGCGATTCTGGAAGGGACCTGGGTATCCATTCAACATTGACCAAGTTACCACATCGCCGGATAAATGTCCGGCCATCCAGCGTGATGAACATATCATTATCGAACTATCAGTATATGGTAATATGATAACCGACCTGGAAAACACTAATGTAGAATTGACAAATTTCATTAAACGTTTACCGATGTTCGGTTATGACTGGAGAAACAGACAGGCTCCACAGGTAGGATCTAGGATAAGTGTAGTGATTAATGATATTCAGAATGAGAATTACTGTATGGGATTTGCGGGCGATACTTTGTTTGCTACCGCCTATGTATATCTTGTGCAAATCCTGAATATACCAGAAGGTAGAATGAACGACTTTATGACGTATGTTGTTAAGTTGTTAAGTGGCAGAGAACGCGCTGTCATTGAAACAAGAAAGAGAATACTGGAAGGTACCACTACAACAGACCGCAGTCACGGGTTATGGATTCAACAAGGTCTGGAAACTGTTAGAGCTCACGAGTTACTACTGCATATCGGGAACCCTGGATATCCGGCATTACCTAATATCGACTTCACTAGAGTCGCGTACAATATGCATGTGTAACCGTATAACATACATGTATAGTATGTGAGTAGAAGGTTTTTAAAAACATTAAACACATTACATCAATATAAAAGTCTAACATCGCAAAGGGTCTCTACTAACTGAAGATGAACTTCAACGGTGGATTCAACTTCAACACCGATGATAGGGTAGTGGTACATACCGTACCATATCCCCATGTTAATCCCGGGTTCATTGAGTATGTAAGAAATCTAGACCAAGCTTACGTTGACCAACAACTAAGTGATGAAGTTATCCGCGACTCTGATTTCTTCAATTATCTCCCCGACGTCTTACCTGAGAATGCGCGTTATTTTCGCACTAAACCTCAGCAACGCGTTCATTATCTGGGAATTGTACTCAATGACTTGCCAACAGTTAACTTTCAACTTTATACTCCGTTACCAGGTGGCGAACATTATAATGAAACAATCGTACTAGATCGTATTCCCAATGTCACCGAAGCTAAGGCTCGTTCTAGTAAGTTTCGCAACGCTATGAACTTAATTGAATTTTGGGCTAGGAGTTTTGAACACCTTGATCCAGTTCAAGACACTAATGGTAATTTGATGACTGATCAATTAGCTCTCGTACGTATTCTAACACAACCGTTATTTATCATTGATCTCCTGGCTAGAGCACGTCTTCCTTCGGAACTCTACAATGTAGTATCCAAGACAGAGTCTGCTTTAACTTATGCTTTGTTTACCGGTAATGTAATTGAACCTATATATGACCCTACATATGATAGACAGAAGTGGAATATAATCACACATCTGCAACCCAACGAGATTCAAATGTTCCTAGAATTATACCATAAGCTTGAAGACCATTTACCAGGTTTACTTAATCCTCAGGCGTTTGGTTCAATGATCTACATAAGTGATCCTCGAATTATAGTATTAGTCCCGTATGTTCAATTAGAGTTTAATTTTAAGAGTCCATCCGGGAATATCTATTCCAACGCCGAGAACCTTCGTAAGTTGAGGGTTAAATATCGAACATCAGATGACTTTAAGAAGGGTATCGGTTTCAACCTATTTTATTATAGGGAAGATCGAGGAGCAAACCCCATATCTGTTTCAGATGTAGCAGGTTACATTATCCACAAAGAATTAGGTATACCACGACCTCCCCTTGTGTATTCCACGACGTTTGAACGAAGACATGAGTTAACTGAAGCTGCCATGTGGTATAACGATGATGAAGTTATAAACTTCTATCTTCCTTACTACTGGAGCATGAAGAGTAAAGGATTAAATGTACCACCATTCGGCAATCGGAGTAATATGACGAATAATATACGCCAATTTTATATTGAATCTCACTTTACCTGGACAATTAAGACAGAAAAGACGGGATTGGACTGCGTAAATGGAGAAAATATAAGTGTTATGTATGGAGGTATGCGTAATGAGGAAATTGAAGAATCGACTGCGGAAGAACTAATGGAGAATCCAGTTCTTTGGTATGGAGCGAACATAGGCCCCGGTAAACATAGGTGCTTCCGAACATCTGAACTCTTAGAATTGTTTCGAAGCACCCTCGATGATCCTAATGGTCCAGACTTCCCTGATCCAGACTACATTAACCCAGGTCCCGGACGTCCTCATGTTATTGATCCATTAACTGGTAGGCGACTATTGAGAACCTTCAGTTTTAACCAAATAAGTTCTTTTCGGAACATTCTTCGTGGCGCTGTAGCTGCACTACGAGAACTAGGAAGGGAACAGGGAGGGCAACCCCATCTATTAACCCAACTGTCAGATGTTATCAATAGAATTTATCCTATACGTTTCGCTGATGAATTGAGGTTTGAAATGGTAGCCAACGCGGTAAGTACAGGTGAAATAAAAGCAGCCATGGACGCTCATCCAGAATGGAAGAATGATGTTTTAATATTCTTCGGTTGGTTGTTTATGTTCAGTATGTGGATGAGATTCTGGAAAGGGTTAGGGTATCCGTTCAACATTTCAATGGTTACCGGTTCACCAGATAAATGTCCTCCTATACAACGGGATGAGCATATCATTATCGAACTCTCTGTTTATGGTAATATGTTAACAGACCTGGAAAATCATAATAACGAGTTAGCTGAATTCATTAAGACCCTGCCTTTATTCAGTTATGACTGGGAGAGCAGACAAGTATCATTACCTAGTTCTAAGATTTCGCATGTAATTAATCTCATTCAGAATGAGAAATATTGCATGGGACTTGCTGGAGATGTTCTACTAAGTACGGCGTACGTATATCTTGTACAAATTCTCAATATACCAGAAGATAGGATGAATGACTTCATGACTTATGTTGTTAAGTTACTAAGTGGACGAGAACGCCCGATAATTGAGACCAGAAAGCGTGTATTACAAGGTACCAGAGTTACGGATGCTAGTCACGGACTGTGGGTTCAACAGGGTCTGGAGACTGTTAGAGCGCATGAATTGTTACTTCATGTAGGTAGCACTGAAACACCTGGATATGAACTTCCAGAGATAAACTTTACTACAGTTGCTTACAATATGCATGTGTAAATAGAAGGTTTTTTAAAAACATTAAACGCATTACGTCAATATAAAAGTCTAACATTGTAAAGGGTCTCTAATAACTAAAGATGAACTTCAACGGTGGGTTTAACTTCAATAATGATGACCGAACTATAGTACACACTGTACCATATCCTCAAACACAACCCGGTTTTGCACAGTATGTAAGAAGTTTGGATCAAGCATATGTAGATAGTCGGTTAAGCGATGAGGTTATTCGTAATTCAGACTACTTTGACTACAAATCCAATGTTCTACTGACTAATGCCCGTAACTTTCGAAATGGCGATGCCACTACACGACTCAATTATTTAGGTATTTTACTCAATGACTTACCTACAGAAGATTTCAGGCTGTACGTCCCAACTCCCGATAATCTTGATACTATGTTTGCCAACATTTCACTTAAAGATACAGATTTCGAAAATGCTAGATTGAAATCTAGCAAGTTTGCCGACCTAATGGCGCAACTAGAATTTTGGGCTTCCCGTTTCACATTCCCGGAAGAGGAAGTAAATAGCGGTCGTCATATAGGTCATCCATATTTTATGTCGCGAATCTTGGTTTTACCTCAATTCGTTTTAGAGCTCTTAGCTATGGCAAAACTTCCGCCGGAACTATACGATAAAGTATCTAAGACTGAAATAGGTCTAACTTTTGCTCTACTTACTGGTAAGATCATTGAATCGACATATGATCCTACGACCGATAGAGAGAAATGGAAGATAATTTCAACATTAGATATCTCGCAAGTTAGCGGTATTGTCCGATCCTATACAGATCTGGAGGATCATATACCAAATTTATTCAACCCTCTCGTTTACGGGGTACTGTTATTTATCAGCGATTCTCGGATTATAGAATTGGTCCCTTACTTCCAACTTGAGTTACTGTTTAAAACCCCAGGGAGAAATTATGTATTATCCGAAGGGGCCCAGAGATTAAGAAACCAATATATAACGAAGGAAAACTTCTACCAGGCAATTGGACTGAATCCTATCTACTATTTACCTAATCCATCAATCAAGGTTGAGGATGTAGCTGGTTATATCCTTCACAAGATATTAGGTATACCGCGACCTGCACTCGTGTACTCAATACCGACATTCGATCGGAGAGATGAGGCGGCGGAGATATTAATGTGGTACAACGATGACGAAATTATGAGCTTCTATTTTCCATACTTCTTATCCAGGAAAGCGAGAAAATTAAGAGTTGTAGGTTTAACCTCGCGATTGTATATTTTAAATTTGATACTTAGCAAGTATCTAGAAGCAAACTTCAACTGGATTTTTAGACGAGAAAAGACAGCAGAGTGTTCGAATGGAGAAAATGTAAACATTATGTATGGAGGTAGAAGGGACGAAGATATTGCAGAATCGTCAACCGAGGAACTTAATGAGAATCCAGTTATTTGGTACGGAGCGGATCTAGATGTAGCGAAGCATAGATGTTTTCGAGTAGCTGAACTGTTGGAAGTATTTCGAAATACCCTTGATGATCCTACTGGACCAGATTTTCCAGATCCAGACTATATCACCCCGGGTCCTGGACGTCCACATATTATGGACCCATTAACAGGTAGGCGTCTGTTGAGGACGTTTAGTTTTGAGCAGATATCGAAACTTAGATTACAATTAACGACACAAATAGGAGCACATGGAAGAAATTACAATGGACAGCTTAGTTTAGTAGCTCAACTCGATGAGGTTATTAATAGAATTTTTCCTATACGTTTCGCGGAGGAGTTGAGGAATCAGGTTGCAGGGAATATATCTAACTTACGCGAAATGATTGAAGCTGTTGGTGCTCATCCAGAATGGAAGAATGATATTCTGATATTCTCCGGTTGGTTATTTATGTTCTCTATGTGGATGCGCTTCTGGAAGGGTCCAGGGTATCCGTTCAATATTGACCGAGTTACGTTGTCAACGAATAAATGTCCTCATATTCAGAGGGACGAACATATTATTATAGAATTATCGGTCTACGGTAACATGATAACCGATCTGGAGAATCGCAACAAAGACCTAGCAAACTTCATTAAGAATCTACCGTTATTCCGCTACGAGTGGGAGACTAAAAGAGTAGAGTCTGGAGGTACAAGAATATCCACCGCAATCGACGCTATTCAAAATGAGAAATATTGTATGGGATATGCTGGAGATGTACTACTTCAAACAGCGTATGTTTATCTTATTCTCATCATGAATATACCCGTAGATAGAATGAACGACTTTATGACGTATGTTGTTAAGTTGTTAAGTGGACGAGAACGTGCTGTCATTGAAACGAGGAAACGTATACTAGAGGGCACTAGGGCTACGGAGCGCAGCCATCAAACATGGGTTCAACAAGGTCTGGAGACAGTCAGAGCGCATGAGTTATTGTTACAAATTGGAACCCCAGGGCACGATCTTCCTCATATTGACCTTACTACAGTAGGATACAATATGCATGTGTAACCTTGTAATACCATGTAACTGAATGTTTTTAAAAACGTAACACGTACAACTAACATCAAAATATAAACTTCCGTACTACAACTTCCACTTATTCGTCGTAACGTTCCCACCCTATTTCCCTATCGGCATTTTCCGGATCACTAGCTAGCTTCTGAATAGCAGCAATATGGCCTTCTGCTGCCAGGCAATCATATGGATTCATGATACACATGTACGTGCGTAGTAACTTAATACTAAGTTCATGAGTATTTATCTTCCTTACCGACTTATATTCCATATGTATATGGAATGCTCTACTTGCAATAGCCATAGCGTTCAAGTCTGGAACCACATCCTTGATAGCGCGAAGAGCATGATCACTATGAAGAGAATCGTAAAAGTCGCTACAATAGCCAACTAGATCTTCGTTCGCTTCAAGAGGGTTATACCACTCAAAGATAACTCTCAACATGTAAGGTTCAATTCCACCATGCATGGCGTATGTAATAACATCATCCATGAAACTGTTAACCAAATTACATAGAGTACCAAAGCGAGATGTACCGTGTGCAAACTTCAACATAACGGCTTCAGACTCATGACGCTTCTGAATAAACTCCAACACATTCCTGACAACTTCAGGATCTCCAGTAGCGATAGCAGCCTCTAATAAGATAAACAAATTGTTTCTCTCATCTACCCGGATATAGATACCTTCCAAAACATCCAAGTTGGCAACGTAGAAACGCCACACCAGAGGGAGATGTCTACGACTTTCAAGCGCCTTCTCAACTATAGCTTGTCGTTCCTCTCTGGTCAGTTGGGCGAAGGTATTTTGTGGTAAACAGATACTGAGTGCTGACATGGTGATATGTAGTTAGTATATTAGATAAACAATAAACTAAGGGGCAACTACGGTACATATATTTATTATAGTCGCATCGCAGTTGGTAGATAATTTTCTACTGCCGGGCAGGTCTATAATTAAACTACATATGTGTATCCGTATACCTTGGGGAAGTAATATATTATATTGTAGATATACTAGGAGTCTGACTGCAAATCCAATACAACGCGTAAGTGCCTCACCATACCCACCGATTTAACGTGTTATTAACAACGCCTTATCCAGCTACAATACAATATGTCTGAATCTATTGACAACATCATCGCCCTGGTGGATAGTATTACGGTTGAAGATGCTGCATCTCTCGGATTTCCCGAAGGATCTCATCCACGCGATATGATAGCTCCGTCAATTGTAGCACCTCAGCCTTGTCGCATCCCCTTTAGCCGCATTACAAAAGATGAAGAAGATGAGGGAGAGTATTACATAGTTCCCACACCGGAATATGTAGAAAAGATGATGTTGAAAGTCTTTGGTGGTTATCCCGCTGGTCGTGGCGGTCCATTGCTTCGAGAAAAGTTTCCCGACAGATACACCGTTGACTTGGGTGACCATATCCCAACGGAGAAAATCGGGGTTCACTCGAATGTAGTTGAACATTTGGCATCAGACTTTGCGAGGTACACTTCAGACGATGCGAGCAATCGTGTTGAGAGACGCATCGTCATGTATATGGCGAACGCCGGAGCGAAGATACCACACCATATATTTGTACTGATTAAACGGTTGACTGGAGGAGAGCAGGCGAGTATGTATAGATTTATGTGTGACTACTACCCAATTCCATCCTGCGAAATTCTCAATAATAGAGCAGTGGATCGTATAATGACTGGTGCATGTCTGGGGTATCTACGTTGGGTGGTGAATACCAGAAAAACACTTGGTCGCCAGCGATTGGACGAAGCCATGGCAGAGGTGTACAAATTGTACGATGAAATATCATCCTCCAGTACCCATCAAGCAGAAGATAACAAGTAGGTATACATGAGTAGCTGCATATCAGAATGTTTTTTAAAAACTATATCTACTAGTATCTACGTAGTTACTGACCTTGAAAGTATTGTCTTGGTCCATATATAGCCAGATTGTGTACAGGCTGACTATACTGAATCTGAGGTGCAATGAAATGATTTGGTACTGCAGGACGCATCCAGTTGACAGGTGGAAATTGTCCAAGTCTACCATTATTGAACACGATAGCATCTTCGACACGCTGAATACTAGGAATATCTTCATTTACTCTGCGAACGGCAGAGATATCAATCAGTGTACTACGCATATCCGGAGGAGTAAAACCCATGGGATCATGTAATCCGGGACCATATTCTCTATGAATCACGTATGATCGATCGTCCGTAAGCTCGTAGTCTTCGACTAATTTATCTTCAACATATTTCTGCTTGCCTTGAAGTGCTCCAACGTCATCCCATGACATCATCCATCTTGGGACTCCACGTTGTGAGGCACTCCATGTCAACCCTAACATATTTACATTTGAACTTTGAGCGGTTTTAGCCATACTGTTGCGATAAAAGACATGAGCTACTTGACGGGGATCAACGTTGCTACGATACACCGCAATCGATCTTCCGTCAGGTGAAAATCTCTGCATTACGTAACTAGATGCTTCCACATCAGAACGGAGACTATCTCGTTGCAATACTTGGATCTTACCAGCTAATCTACCAAAGTAAACTACTTCTACCCTATTTACGGCATAAGTGTAATCTACAGCTGGACGTTGTACGCTAGTATCAAAGTATGATCTAGATGGATCCTCCGTCTTGATATCAAAGATCTTACGTACTGCGTCTTCCAACGATGGAAGAGCATACTTGACTGGGACTACAGCATTATACCACTCAGCATAAACGTAACTACAGTCATTGGTCATAACGTCATTACATCCTTCAACTTTACGAGTTGGCCAAGTGGTGTGTGGTGTGGGATGCTCGTAGTCAATGGCGTTTGGTCCTCCGTTCTCCAAACGGTTCGGCAAGTCTGTAAACGAAGAAACTAAGTATCCATTTTCATAGTTTCTTATCTCGTAGATACGGGTCGATGCATCTCTGTAAATCCACGGTCCGTGGTATTTACCGTCAACAAATGGGCCTGTAATACTTATACCTCCAGTTGACTTGTAATACAACGGGCCCTGATATAGACCATTGATGTCTTGATGCCAAGTTTTCTTGTATGTATCAGTCTCATCAAGGCGAACGGTTTTCACATATCTTTTTCTTGTAGCCTCGCTAGCGATGAGATTGGCTATTTGTTTGGATGTTTTAGCGAACTCTTTAATCTGTTTCGGGTCTGTCATACTAACAATAATTTCCTCCCACAATTCCATCGAGTATGTGTTGAGTGCAGACTCCCTGGGTACAGGTAAACTACCCGAAGGTAGCGCTGCAAACTGCGACATTTCTTTTATTGAGGTTTAAGTATGATCAATTTTAATAATCTGGATGTTCCAATCCACTTTAATATTATTCAATATCTACATACCAACAACGTTTTAAAAGTTGAAATAGTTAGATATTGGAACATGGTGGATAAAGCACTATGTCGAAATTAGATTTTAGGATATGAGACCATAGAATCCAGAATTGGAAACTGCCCCTATATTCTGTGTCTATCTATTGAAACTTTTAAATATCCCAACTGTCTAGGAAGAACCAACTAACAATATGAATCGTTTTCCCAAGATCCCAGCTCGATACCTTAGTGTCGATATTTTGCCTATGACCAGACAACCATTGAGAGGTAGAAGATATGGAGGTACTATCGAGACTGTCATCGCCTGTGAACCTGATGTAGGGGAGTTCGTGGAGAGATTATCTACTTTCTCTGGAGAAATGTCTGGACTGTCGACCATTAAGCTGGCGGATGGTAGGAAAATGTATATGACTCACCTATACCACGACTCTGATAGCTTGGGTCATGAATGTTCTGAGTCTCCTGAGTTATCGGACTCGTCTGGTGGAACTTCCGGTAGACCATTCCCTTTGATGGTAACATTCCCTCTCAAATCTAAGGAAATGTATATGAAGTTACTGTACAAGCGTACTACTCCGGTAGGTTACCAATGTGCTGCTAATGTACCTGCTATGCCTCCGTACATTAACATCAACTTTATGATTCCCAACATTCCCCCTCCAGCATATAGATGTTCACACCCAGGCTTGCCCTCGGAAGGTTTGATCATAAGGGAAATAGACGATATGGTGGAGTTTAAGAGATTCCTTGGGATTGGCGAACTTGGAATGAATAAATCCTGGGGACAACAAGGTATTGATTATACTGCAGACCCTCCCGTTAGTCGCATGAGATACGGATCAGTGATGATTATACACGAACCGGGTAAGGATCCGGAAGACATGGAACATATGTTGGATATAATGAGATTTTTGGTAAAAGATGTACCGGACTCAGTATTTAAACGGTGTTCACCATTCACCAACGAGGATGAGGCAGCTCGTATCGCAGAGTTTACCAAACTTTTCGATCAAGAAGAGCCATCCAACCCAGTGGGTCTTACTAGCTTATTAGATCCGGTTGGGGGAATAGCTAACCCATACCTTGTTGGTCACCGCTTTCCTCGGCTTTCTCGTTCCCCCTGGTTTTCTTGTTCTCCTCAGTTTATCGATTCAACAATGGGTCAGCAAGGCATTGACTATCCTAAGGTTAAAACAACCAACCAAGGAGAGCATCTATTGGCTTACCCAGCATCTACTAACACTACAGATCGAAAGCATGATATTGTAGATGAGTGCCCACATATGGATAACGACGGATTGAGCGCGATGGTAGAAGCGATAAAGAAGATAGGAGAGATAACTCCCTATCACAGTTGTACGCATTACGAAGATATGAATTCTCACAATATGCCCTTTGGTAGCCTAACTCCAATTCCGGATACTACGTTGGACACAGTGTCGGACATAGCGTCGGTCCCAATGCCAGAACCGATGTCAGAAACAATGTCGGGCTACTCACCACAGCAGGTAGATAAGCTGGCCGAACTGAGGAATCGTGCAAGAAGCCAACTGGTTGAGCGAGGCGCAGTACCATCCAACTTATCCGATCCGTCGGGTCTGCTTCGTTGGGGAACACCTGGGTTCGGAGAAATGGAGTCTAAGACATTCTTGTGGCCAGCCGGACCAACATATGTCTCTTCGGATGAATCATCCGATGAATCATCCGACGAATCCTCAGGTGAAGTTGTGGAGGATCCCATTGGTGAATCCTTCGGCGGATCCTTCGGTGAACCATCACATGAGTGTCCTCAAACGGGCCCCGACTTCTCGCCACAGCAAGTGGATAGGCTGGCTAAATTGAGAGAATTAGCGAGAGCCGAAGCAATTAGGCGAGGGGCGATACCTTCTACCAAATCCAAGCTTCTCCGTATGGGAATACCGAAGTTTGGAGAAATGGAGTCCAAAATGTTAGGCCTTCGGGTATGGGATCCTTACATCAATTCACCCGATGAATCCTTCGGTAAATCCTCCGATGAATCCTTCGGTAAATCCTTCGGTAAGCGTCCTCAAGCGGTACACAAGGCTCAGGGATCTGTATGGGAAGAGGATGGTGTAAACGGTGATAAGGGTTGGAATATTAGCAGCGTAGTCTTCAAGGATGGGGAAGAGGATATTATTGGTTATAAGCCTATGAGACAACCAACTTCACCCAATCCTTTGCCTAGTTCCCCAGATGACTCTTCGGATGACTCTTCGGATGATTCATCTGATGAATCCTTCAGTGATCTATCGCTTGATGATCTACCTCCCCTTCAACGTCATCTAGCTCTCAAAGGCTTTCCTATTCCATTTAAGGTTGAAAATGGAGTATTTCATACACGTACCTTTGATCAGAATAATGATAGAGATATAGCCCTCGATAGACTTCGAACCCAGCGTCCTAGTATCTTTATTCCTCTTACTCCAAAGCAAGTTGAAGTAATAGAAGAAGTGGATTAGGGTAGATTAGTAGACTATTACATACACAATTATCTATATAGCTTGTTCTTACGTTACTACGTTCTTATGTTCTTACGTTTCCACACTTAAAGCATGACTTAGTTTTTAAAAGCCTGTATATCCACGCTAACATCTTCACATCATGCAGAATTTCCTATCCGACGCCAAGTATGTTCCCGCATCTATAGAGATTACTCCTCCTCCCACCTTAGCAGCTGTAATTGGTAACGATAGAATAGTTCTAACTCAAATCTATTGCGGATCGGATGAATACAACGCTCAAATATCTCTGGTAGATAAGGAGTTCACCATGCGATCGTTGGTAAATCTCTTTGAGTACAACATCGCAGATAAGAAATTGAATAGACTAAGATTTAAGGTTCATACTGATGGAAGCTGGCCCGGTATTCAAATTGGCACACTAGATAACAAGTGGGATATAATTGAACATTCTGGAGGACTAATGGGTCAAAGTACGGAAGATTATGATCTACCGCCTCATGTACGTAAGGCGAATAAGGATATATTTAACTCGTTGCATATAACACTATATTATAAGGTATAATACACATAGCTTTTAAAAACTCTATATGTATACAACACTAACGCAAAACAATAACACATAACAACTATATTATTTATACCAATACTTGTCTACCATCGTTAACATCGCTTGTTACATCTGGTATATCGCCAACATCCGCAACATCAATACCGCGGTCCATGTTGATCTCCGTACTGATCTCAATTAGATCGCGAGCAATCTCCTGATGTCCATTGGCTAATGCAATGAAGCGAGGTATAAATTTCTCCTTGGCGACACTGAGCTCATATGCCTTCTGCTTATGTTCGAAAGACATGTGGAACGTGGTATAATCTGCCCACTTTACTGGATCCATAACATAGTCCATAGTATGCATAGGTAAGAATGTGGAGCCATAATACAGTGGAAACAGATCGATGATGTAGCATTCCTTGGTAAAGTGGACCGTCAGAGTATTATCTCCTATTACCACGTCCGGCTGTAATCCACTGCGATACAAAGTGTCAGCAAGTGATAGTGGACTACCACTTTCCTCGTCAGTATGAATGTAGAAATTCATGTCACTAGTACACGCACCTCCGCTACCGATAACAATTTCCCTATCTCGCATTGGACAAATGATAACAACGATACCCATTTCGTTAGCAGTCCACATAATAATCAAGTTATTTATGATCCCAGCTACCTTGCCAGATTTGTTTATGGTGAAGGACTTGACCTTCTTCTTGTTGGCACAGCCGCTACTACCGCGACTACCTCCTGAACTACCACCGGAACTGCCGCTACTACCGTGTCCACAATACGAGATTACTTTCCTATTCTTGAACGCACCGAAGTCATCGGATGATGTGTCGCAGCGGTACGCCACTTGAGTCACTGGATCTTGAAAATAAGTATCCCAAGCACCATTCATATACGGTTGAGGACACACAGAGGGTACTTGCAACAGTTTATTGTTGTCGTTGATCAAATAGTTGCGTTTGGTACTATTGTACACAGAAACCAAACGCTTAGTTTCGTTGACATAGCACATACGCTCGCCAGTGTTCTCATTCTCCCACCCATCGATGTACTCTAGGTCGGCTTGTCCGTTGAGAGGATCTCCTTCGTAATCACGCTCAGAATGTGGGATGGTTCTCCATCTGGTGCCATTGGGTTCCGTTAGGACAATCAGAGAGTAACTGCTACACGATTCGATAGTTATACCTCCGTATCCGCGACCCGATTGACCCTCCTTACCCTTCTTACCCTCCTTACTATCCTTACCCTTCTTACCCTTCTTGTCCGTTTTGCCACGTTTATCAGGGCTTTCGCAATATGAAAAATGTATGGAACACTCTCCATCTGTGGCAGGAATGTTAATCCTGTCTGGAGATTGGTACGGATCCTGGAAGAAGGGAACTAAGTTACCATGAGTTCGATAGCTCGCTTCTTCTTGTCTACCGTACAACGTACCGACAGAGTTGTTGTGATGCATAGGAGCCAACAACAAGCGTTGCCTATCAATCCGAGATAGACCACAGAGTTGAATAAAGATAGATAACTCCAACATTCCCATCTTACCCTCGTTGTGACGATTGATGAGTTCTTTAGCTCCATCTTTGCTGCAACGTATACGATCAATGATCATACGCATAAGAGTAGCAAATTCAAAGAACTCTGCTACTTCCGGGATGGTCTTAGCAGCATCTTCATCATTAGTAGACAATAAATACTGCTGGAGAGCATCCATTGGAAGATCAGTAGCAATCTTCCATTCGCAATTACTAACACGTTGAGCGTGATAAGATGGATTGTGGACATCAATATCGTGTTCCTTCAAGCTGCGCTTAGGAACACTAATATCGTCAGTTTGAGTTGTGAATGTCACAATAGTGAGTTGCTTAGATTTATCCATATGTAGTGTAGGTGATATGAGAGCAGGGGCATTTTGATTGTACTCTTGTCGCCATGTCGGTTCCGGACTTACTAGTTGTACATAACGCTATCAGTCCAGAGTTGGAAAGTAACTTAGTTGCCGAAATAGACTATTATGGCTCTTTCCACGGTTGGAATACTACTCTGAAACGTCGAACTCTACATTTCGGCTACACCTATGAGTATAAATCGAAGAATGTTAGTCCAGCCAATCCCATGCCTCCACTGATAAGTCAAGCGTTAGAATGGTTCATAACTAGCGGTTACTTACCCGCTAGGCAACCCGGATTCAAGGATCCATATCAATGTATAGTTAATGAATATACTCAGACCCAGGGTATTACGGCGCATACTGACGCTAACATCTTTGGAGCCAACATCGTGTCTCTATCGTTGAATGCGGATACTAGTATGAGATTCACTGACTCCGGTAATCCAGGTAACGTAGTCGACGTATTCTTACCTCGATGTTCAGTGGTATTGATGAAGGGTCTATCGCGGTATCAATGGGAGCATGCTATTATTCCAAGTAGAAAGACCTACCCTGATAGTATGGGTAGAACTATTACTAAACCAGATAACTACAGGCGTCTATCGCTGACATTCAGATACCTAGCATAGTTGTTGCATAGTTGTTGTATATAAGTGTAGAAGCTTTTTTAAAAACTACCATCGTTTACGGAAGCTGGTTCTGGCATCAACATTAGTATTGGTTCTAGTGTTAGTCTTACCGTTGGTCTTGCTCTTATCACTTTCCTTCCCAAACAGTATAATACATATTATAATGAGAGCTATCAAACCCAACAAGTACATTATACCCAATATGGGCAAATAGAAATTCCACCAGTTCTTATTGTAGTTCTGTTCTAGTTGATACTCATAATTAAGCTTGGTTTCTATGTTCCCATATATTGCCACATTACCTTTGATAGGTAGATACATCTCGCTATATTCAAAGTAGCATACGTAAGTGATATTGCAACTATCGACAATGTTAGTATCTACCATAGTATCGCCAATGTAGAATGTAGCATTGAATGGCTCAGGAGCCTCCAGACGCATGTAGAAGTAGGTGGCATTATCGAATGACCTCACCACTGATTGTGTTTTGGTGATCACAACAATGTCATTGTAAGTACCGGCAATTAGTGTATTAGTAATGACATAACACGAACAGACGCCAATCAATAACACTAAGATTAACAATTGAAACTTCATGATTGCGTGAGATAAACGAATAAATGTAGAGGTAGCTGGTTACTCGATAACCGATATATTGTAGTCTGTCATCCGTTTAGTATTATATAACATACCCTAACCATATCATGTAAGATGATAATTTAATATATGAACAACATTCTAATGCTCAACTAACTGAGGATAATTACAGAACATGTTAAAAAGTTGATAGGATTGTAGGAACTTCGGAATCAACAAACAACATCACTATCAGCTATCGAAACATTATACACCTCAAAAATGAAGGCTATTATCTGTTTCGTCTTGTTGTGCATGTCGGCACTTGCTGTTGTCAATGCTGATTTCCCAACTAATCCTACTAAGGAGAAATTTATCGAGGCTCACCCTTTGATGATTACCATTTATGGTAATGGTATTCCTGGGTCTGGTGATGATGTTATCAGATGGGATGCTACTCAGTATACTCAGAACCGCAACTACAGCGTTACTTTCGGCGATCCTGATACTTTCTACTACGGTGCTACATTTACTTATCACCAGCTAACCAGCTATCTTGGTAAACTCTTCGGAGCTTGGGAACAGTTCCTTGATTTCCCATTCCCCTTTAGTGAGTGCGATCTTGCTCATTTCATTTGGCAGTGGCGCGAAACCATTATCGACGTTTACTCTCAGGAAGTGGACGACTTTACTGATCCGGTCGACGACGACGATGGCAACAAGCAGTTGTATGGTATCTACAGAGTTACTCCTATCAATCAGTTGCCTGTTGAACTCGGATTTAATATGTCCGGTCGCAGTATTATCTCCAAGGCCACCACTCAGCGTAGCGTAAACAATATGTACTTCGAGAATGGTTCCAAGCGTCATCTGGGAACTGAGAATGTGTTCTTCTATAACAAGACTCATGCCTACTACTTTAACGGCGATCTGAAACCTAATCCCAACACTGGGATCGACTCCGTCTTTGCCGCTCATAACATTGAGCGCGAGAGAAACAATGGTACATTCTCAACTTTTACTGAGCAATCGATTCAGGATCATAAGGATGGTGTACCTGGTTTGGAGTTCCCTCCCGGATCTGGCAACTTCTATTCCATCTACATGGAAGATGTATGCGGTTCTAAGCGTAACTTGAGACGCAATCCCATTGACGGTTGGAAGAGCCCAGAGAACATTGCCCGCTTGATGCGTATTATGCCGGACTTTGTTAAGCGCATTCGTCCTTAAACGTAGTAACCCATACTCACCCTCTTTCCCCTATCTTACGTATTATTAATACACACCATGTAACATCATAGCAGCTATCATATAATCATTATAATAAGTTATACCCACGCTCATACACATTGCAGCAATATTTTTAAAAAGTTTAGTAGTATACTGATCATACTATCAGTAAGTACCATTATTAATTGTAGAGTCATAGTATCATTGTGCCTACGACTGTAATGGTAATCTTTTTAAAAACTTTATTAACTATTATGTCAGTAGTATCAATGTTTAGTATGCGATTTAGTTAACTATTCATTAAGGAGGGCAGCCAGGAGAGAAAATGCATTGGTGCTAGCAGACGGTTGCTGTACATCTGTCTCTTTGCCCTCTTTGGTCTCCTTATCCACACCCGCCCCTTCTTCATCATCATGTTCGTCAGAAGAGCTAAATTCGAGGTCGTAGGGGTTGCAATCGTGGTTGGCGTCACATTTTTCCCCGCAGTTCTTACAGATGATATCCTTGGCTTTCCCATCCTCTTCCTCATCACTGTCATCCTCATCTTCGTCGCTATCATCGTCATCGTCATCGCTATCGTCCTCATCCGGCTCATTGTCAGATGCGTCGCTGTCATCATACTGATCCTTGTTACGTTCGAACAAGGTAGTGTGAGCGTCGGTAACTGCACCGACCTCATCAGTGTGCTTGTGGATTACATTAAGCTTACCCATGGAGGGAACCAACTGAGATAGACGAGTACGCTCTCGGCAACTTGAAGTAAACAAGTTGCTATCGTTGAAGAAGTCCAACTTTCGCGCAATGGTCTTCCTTCCATCAGGTTCACGCTCAACAAGCTGCAACAGAACATGGGTGTCTCCATATGCTCGAATGTTCTTACAGAATTCAGTCAAATGAAGCAGACGATCGCATCTCAGTTCAACAGTCTCCTTGCGAAGATTGTCAACTTCAACCGCGCTCCAGGGTTTATCCAAACCGTCGTCTCCGACACGCGGAGGCGGTACTGGAGCACTAATGTTGACAATACATCCCAACCACGGTTCAGTGATAATCTCCCGCAAACGGAGCATCATTTCCATGTTATCTTGGAACGGACGAAGGTCAACACAAATCCTATCCAGATTACACTGAGGCCACTTGACATGCCATTCCCTGAAATTATCCAGTAATTGCTTCAGCGACTTCAGGTACCCCGTTATCTCGTCAGGAGTTTTGCTAGCTACTTGGGGTAACTCCTTCAGTTTCTTGTAAAACTTGGAAGACAAACTAGCGCCAAATTTAACACTGTTCAACACACTAAAGAGATTACCTAAAAACTTAGCAGCTTGAAGGCCGCACGTACATCCATCTGGATGCTTTCCACACTTGGACTCCTCATCCGATTCCTTGCCTGACGAGCTAGACTCGTCGTTGGGTTTGTCGTCGGATTTCTCGTCGCCGGAATTGTTCCCGGAATTGTTCCCAGACCCGCCTCTTGGGGTACCTTCAGGGCTTCGCTCTGGTGTTCCTTCTTCCGAAGTACATTCTTCCGGTACATCTTCGATAGTTACATCCGAAGTACCTTCCGAAGCGGGAGTAGTATCGTTGATCTCTTCTTTATCTACGTTAACTTGTTCGTTATTAATTTGATCGTTATTAATTGGTTCCATTTGTTCGCGATTAATTTGTTCCTATTGAGGTATGCCGGGTTACGGTTAGTTCACGGTTAGTTCACAGAGAGTTTGCAGAGGTAAGGGCAAGTCAACGCCAAACATCCTCAGAATGGTCACCAGGCTAAATGTAATATAAACTTCCTTACTACGTGGGGCTTTTTAAAAACTAAAGTTGTTATACATATATCCGTTACTCCATTAGATCTTACATTGTAGAATATCTTCTATATTCTGCGCTGTTTCGTGTCCTAATTCATGATCGACAATCAGTACAATTTGATGCATATCCTGCAAGCATCTGTCAACCGATTCCGATGATTCAGTGCTACTAGAAAGAGAAGTTGATTTACCGCCCTCACCATAGTTGTGGAAGGTAATTGATTTTTCTTTGAAAATCTTGTACTTTGGAACTACCTTCTGCACCGTACGCTCATTGGGTACGTAACATTTTAGCCGCTTGCCGTACTCCATTAGTATAGTAGCAATTTCACTACTTCCAATATCAGCTGCCAAAGCTGCCAGATAGAGATTGCGACGAAGTATTTTGCTATCATGCATCTTTGCATTCAGTGATATCCTAATGGGATACTTCTTCAGAACGTAGTATGAGGTCTTATGCTTACACGGAATACGATTACATATTTTAGATCCTATATCAAGGCGAGTGACATCAAGCACTTTATCACGATCTAGTCCTTGCGACTTTAACTTGAGTAGGACTTTACGTATGCGATCAATATACTTGGAGGTGCTCATGGTGTAACGGGGGCACTTGCAAATTACATATATTATGGCATCAGAACGGGGACGTTACATTGTCATCTATAGACTTAGCTACTGAAGTAGCTTTTTAAAAATATGGACAATCTACATAGCGTAGATTATCGGTTAACAAATATAACGTTAACTACAACTATCTAAGAACGATTAGTTCTACAATACGTGTAGATTATAACCTACATTGGTAAACTGTACAGGTGGTAACGCTGGAGTCGATTCATCACTAAAAAGCTTCTTGTGATCATTTGCCGCTTGAATGCTATTAAGTATGATTTCTCTTTCCCGATTATCTGTTAATAAAGCATTTTGGAGGGCATTGAGTCTTTCGTTAATAACTCTAAGTTCGCGATTGCGTAGTAATTTTACCACATACGTTAGAAGATCTCTAATTCGATCTTCTGGTACGTTCAACACTTTGGTAAGATAAACGTAGGCTGTACTCAGTGTACTATCTCCCGCAAAACCCATACAAGCTTTGCCCTTCTGAACATCGTTTATCAAATTAACAATGAGAATGGTTCCTACCACAGAATTCCCCGAGTCCCATTCGTTACTTATGAGAGGCAATGAATTGATAAAAACAGACAATGGTTTATTATCTCTCTCAATATCAAGCATTAGACCACCATATACGTTAAGTTCAATAGTAATATGCTCGTCTCTATGCATGGGTATACACCTATCTGAGGTAGATGATTTCGACTCGATATTAAATTGGTAACCTGGACCCTTCCAGAAGCGCATCCACATAGAAAACATAAACATCCAACCAAAGAATATCAGTAGATCATTACGCCATTTCGGATTGTTGGCGACTATCTGCTTTAGCTCGTCGCCGGAGTGGAACTTCCCTCCGGCTACCAGCAACCCGTCAGGGTATCGTAAAGCTACAATTCTATCACGAGCCTGTCTAAATTCTGCGACCAGATTTCGTGTCTCTGGAGGAACGCGACCAGATAATAATTCTTCCGATAGATCAACCATGGACCTGGTTGAGAATACTTTAGTTATAGGTCGCTCTGTTAGGGGATCGATAACCAGTCTAGTATTTCTTCCAGGTTCTATGTAATCTGGATCGAAAAAGTCAGCTGTTTCCGGATCATCTAACGCTGCGGTAAAGGAAGCAACCAGTTCAGACATTCTGAAACACCTTCTTCGGGCTCCCTCGATAGATGGACCATAACTGAGCACCGGATCTTCCAATAGTTCGGACTTCTCAACATTATTCAAATCCTGTCCGCGGGGTATACCGGCAATTAAACTAATATTGTTATCATTACTACACTGGATACGTTTGTAGTTAATCTTCCATATAAATGAGTTTACATCGTACGCGTTGGTGATATCAGTTAATACGAAAGAACGAGAACTGTATTTAACGGGTCCAAACCCGCCTTGTCTACGATATCCTTCATAGAATGGCATGTAATATTCAAATAGTTCATCGTCGCTGTACCAGTATAGAACATCTTTAACATCCAGTCTTTCAATGCCTCTTTCCACATCGGCGCATGGTATAAGAGGAGACCGCGGAATTCCTAATTTGGTGTGTAGTACGTAACCAAATGAATTGAATACTGTATCTTTAATATCAAAATCTGAATATTCGTACAGGCTAAAATTAATACCGCAAGTTCGTAAGAAATCTCTTACCTCAGGATGACTATAAGAATAAAGATCTTTCATGTACTTATTCTCTCTGATCATCAATGGAACAAGCTCAATTATCCTAGTATCAGATAGAAAGTTATATATTCCAACTATATCTGGATTAGGGAGATTAGGAACCCTTTCCGATATAAATGTACCAGTGTAAATATTGTACAGTTTTTCTTTAACAATTGAATTAACATAGACTATCGCGTTCCATTTAGCGCGATCATATGTAGGATCATCCTTAGAATTAACGACAACGCCAGTTACTAAAGCAGTTATCATAGCAGCTTCAGTTTTCGATAGATATTCGAACATATCCGAAGGCATAAAGAACCTACACATAACCTCAAGTGCAAATCTAGGTGTGACATATAGCCAACTCATACGTTCCCAGTCGTTAACAATCTGGGAGTTCCCGGACCATCCTTCCAACGTATAATCGCTGATCCATATTTCGATGACCTTATTGAATGATACCATATGTGGGTCATTCAGCTTATTTTTGTCCAATGATCCACCTCCTATTTTGTACAACTTTTTCCGTCTGTAGTGAACTGTTTCGAAAGTGTCATTAATGTCCCATTGGCCTTGTGGTTTAGTGCGTAAACCATAAGCATCAATCATTCGAAGATCGGTACCGAATTCGAATTTACGAAAATAAATTGTCCCCAACCTCATGAGGTTGGAAAAGATGTGTTCTCCTACTGATCTTAGTGTAGTCCCAGCCTTAAACGTCCACCCCAATTTTAGCAATACTGGGTCATAATGAATAAGGTCCGAATTATTCAGTGTTTCCTCACTAAGTTGTTGTTCAACGTAACCAATAGGTAACGATGAAACATAGTTGATAACTTCTTCCTTCTTACGTTTCAATTCTTCTTGTGGTGTAGAACCTGGAGTGAACACCACAGGTGTGCGATTCGCCTGTGAAATGATCATTATCTATCAGTACCGGCTAATCGATGTAGCTCTTTTAATAGAAGTTTTAAATCGGATTAATCCATCAGCACTATTATAACTTTTAAAAAGCTATTAACATACGTCAATGTAATGATGTTATTAAATAGCAGGAGCTTCGAAGTCTCCTATCTCCAGGGCTTCAATATCAAACGGTAAATGTCTAGTGACTACGATTTGTGAGATATCGATTGGCGGTTGAGTGAAATTCATATCAAGAGTAGTCAGGAATACATTTCTGTGATCTTCGGCAGCATCTACTGATAGACCAATTGACGCTAGATACGCCATACGTTCCTTGGACGCATCTATTTCAAAATCGGTAATTACCCAGAAGGCATCGGTAAGATGATCGTTTAGGTCCTCCACTTTCACATCCAACATCAAAGTCAAGTAAGCAAATGCGGTACCGCTGAGAATATCAGTAGCTTGCGCCATACAAAACTCAGACTTAGACACTTTATCTATAACTTCTTCAATGGTATACGCACCTACTAGTTCTCTGGCGACATTGGCATTTGGAACTTTAGATTCTCCTGTAGCCCAGCTATGGTAGATATAAGGTAGAGTAACTACATATTCTTTAAAACCAGGATGTCTAGAATCCAATGAATCTAGTAACTTCCGATGAACTAGTAGTTCTATGGACACATTCTCATCACGTTGATTGTAAACGCAGCTGTCTGGGTCCTGTTCTTGCCAATTAACAGGATATGGATGTCCAGGACCTTTCCAAAATCTAATCCACATGGACAATAAGAACAGCCAGCACATGTAATCCGATAGAGCAAATTTCAATCTATCGTTATCCGTAATATCCAGTTTGATTCTATCAGTCAATTTATCCAGTCTGTTATCGGCCCTAACACCGTCTTCCATCTTACGTAATAACGACTGTAATGAAGGGTTTCTTCTAAATGCACCCTTACGTAGGAACTTAAACAATGAAAGTATCATGTCTCTACTCATTAACTTGTTAACGTATCTCCCAGACCATCTATCGATTCGTTGTTCTACTGGTGACCAATCTGGATCACGGAACTCAAATCCTGTTATCTGGTCGTCGAATGCTGCTTCGAGTTCAGATACTTGATAACATTTAGCAGCATAAGTTCTGGTGTCTGGTCCATATGCTAAAAAGGCATCTTCGCCTTTATCCTTAGCTGGTAACTTGGCATATTCTGCAATGACTTGTCCACGTGACTCTTGTAATACCAAGTGATTGTA